TATCAGCGACACCATCTCGACTTTGCCGGTGGATGCTTACATTCGCCAGGATGGTGAGCGCAGACCCTCGCGACCTAAGCCAGCATGGGTAGATCAGCCAGATGTTGATACAACTCGACAGGCGCATTACGGCGCGGTAGTCACTTCGTTGCTAGTGCATGGCAACTCTTACACTCGCGTATTCCGCGACAACAACGGCGAGGTTGTAAACCTAGTTGTGCTAGACCCTAATACCGTTGAGGTAAAGCGCAACAGTATCGGCCGCAAAATGTTTTACATTGGCACAGAGGATAAGGCTCTTACCAGCGATGAGATCATTCACATTATTGACTTGGCTGAGCCTGGCTCTTTGGTTGGTATCTCGCGCGTAAGCAAACTAAAGGATGCGCTGGGCGTTGCTACGGCGCTACAGGCTTACGCTGCTCGATTCTTTGGGCAGGGTGCGACTACTCAGGGCGTTATCGAGTTTCCGGGCGCTCTAACCGCTGAGCAAGCCAAAAACTTGGTTGATGGTTTCGACTCTCGCCATCGCGGTTGGCGTAAAGCTCACAAAACTGGTGTTTTGTCGGGTGGCGCAAAATACAACCCGACTAGCGTGCCTAACGATCAGGCTCAGTTCTTGGACTCGCGCCGTTTCGCTGTCGAAGAAATTGCTCGCGCTTTCAACATTCCGTTGCACATGATGGATGTGCCAGGCTCGGCCAGTTTTGCGTCAGTCGAGCAAAACGGATTACAGTTCATAAGTCACACGCTTAGGCCCATTCTCGAAAAGATTGAGTGGAGTTATAGCAAGCTGCTGCCGAATCCATCGGCGTTCATCAAGTTCAACTTCAACGCGTTGCTGCGTGGCGACTTGCAGACCCGAATGACCTCATACAGTATCGGCACTCAGGCTGGTTTCATGTCGGTAAACGATGTGCGCCGCCTCGAGGATTTGCCGCCGGTAGCAGATGGCGACCAGTTCAGAGTGCCACTAGCCAACATTGACTTGGCGCAGACCTCAGTTATTGAGGATGAAAAGCGCGTGAAGATGGCGCAGATGCTTATCCAGGTTGGTTTCAGCCCTGAAGAAACTTTGACGGCTCTGAATCTGCCTGAGATTCCGCACACCGGTGTGCCATCGACTCAGTTGCAACCGGTGTCGATGATTGACCCTGAAAACCCTACGGCGGTTTACTGATGGCTGTAAAGACTTACGGTTTCGACCTGGTGCAGAATGTTCGCACTTTGGTTGTTGGCGCAAGCACATCGGTGCAACATGTTTGCGTTCATAATCATGAGCATGCGGCCAGTAAAGAGATTTTTGTTGGCGGCTCAGATGTGACCGTTGATAACGGCATGCACGCTGTCGCTACGGCTACTGGCGTTGTGCAGTTGTTGCCAGGCGATGAGCTGTATGCAATTACCTCGCAGACCGGCTGTAACTTGCGAATTTTGGTGGTGAAGTAATGGCACAGGCTGTTATTGCAGACATTGACGGCACGCTAATCACTTTCGATGGCGATCGTAATGAAATGGTTTATGACTACCTCGAGAGTTTTGACGATACCGAGATAATCATTGTGACGGCTCGCCTAGAGTCTGAGCGCGAGGCTACCGTTTCTGAGCTTGAAATTTTAGACATTGATTATGACCAGTTGATTATGAAACCCGATGCCGATACCGATTCAACTGAGTTCAAGAAACTTACCGCTGAAACATTGCTCGAAACTTACAATGTGATGGTTGCGGTTGATGATAGTGCAGACATTCGCGAGGCTTATTCAAGTTTGGGCATTACTGCTATTGCACCGGCTGATGTGCCAGATGTGCCTGAAGATGATGAAGATCGCGCAATAAATGAAGATGCACCGGCTTACATGCGTGCGGCTGCTAGGCGTGGGCTTGAGTTTTATGCCGATGGTTTGGGTGGCGATGGTTTGGTTGAGCGCACTATTCGTGAGGCGCGCGAAATGGCTGAGGGTCGCGTTACCGATGATAAGTGGATTCGTATCGCTGCCTGGATCGCTAGACACATGGATGACCTCGATGCGCCCGATGCGCAACCCGATTCTGATAACTATCCGTCTGCCGGTGTTGTCGCTCATTTGCTTTGGGGTTCAGGCCCAACTAAGCGAGCTGCTGAGCGCACTATGGCTTTCGCAGAATCGGTGGTTGCTAGAATTGAGGCAGAGCAAGAAAGAGAAACTATGACTGCTGATACGCGTTCTAAATGGGTTGATGTTGCTTGGCGCATCAAGAGCCAACTCGAGGGCGGCGACTCTGAGGGCCGTTCGACTAGCAAGCAAGAGCAGCGCATTCATGCGACTAATTTTGAGATTCGTGAAACCGCTGATGGCATGGCTTTTACCGGTTATGCTGCCGTTTTCAATTCGGACTCTGAGCCGTTGCCGTTCATCGAGCGGATCGCGCCTGGCGCTTTCAAGCGTTCGTTGCAGTCGCGCAATGAGGTCAAGTTGTTGTGGAATCACGATGCTGGTGAGCCGTTGGCTTCGGTTCGCGGTGGCACTCTAAAACTTACTGAAGATGAGGTTGGTTTGCGCGTTGAGGCTACCCTAGCCAATACGACCAGAGGCCGCGATGTTGCTGAGCTCATCAGATCAAATGTGGTCAATTCTATGTCTTTTGGATTTTCTGTTATCAAGGATTCGTGGCAGGGCGAGGTTCGCACTCTTGAGGCGGTCAGGCTTTTTGAAACATCAATAGTTTCTTGGCCGGCATATACGGCTACCAGCGGCACGATCTCGGTTCGCTCAGCTGCACCTGGCATCGATGCCGATCAGTTGGCTGATGCGCTTATGCGTTTGGAGTCGGGCGAGGAATTAGAAGAATCTCACGCGACCCTGATTACAGATGTTGTGGCAAAACTTACCAAGACTGAAGAAGTGCAAGAAGTTCAGGGCGACATTCTCGCGCTGAAGAAGAAGAAACTCGACCTACTACTAAAGGAAATGTAATGCCAACTAAAGAAGAAATTGAGATTGCTGTAAAGGTTATTAGTGAGGTTGCTGGTGCGCCTACTGTTGGCCCGGTTGCCGATCTAATCAAAGAGCTAAAAGATTCTTCAGTACCGGCTAAAGAAGTTCGGATTACTGAGGCTAAAGAAACTCGCTAACTTTCTCGAGTTTTACCCTCTCGGCTTTTTACCCTTTTGCCGAGAGGGTTTTTCTTTCCGCTGTTATATTGCGGTGGCTAAACTTTTATTAGGTTCAGCGTTAGCGCGGCCAACTCTGTTCAGCGTTATCGCGGCAGAAAATTCATCTAACCTATTTGAAAGGAAATCAAATGTCTGATTTCATCAAGGGTCAGGCTGAAGTTCGCAACAACCTAATTTCACAGATGCGTGAAGTTTTGGATGACGCTGAGAAGCGTGGCGGACTAACTGCTGAGGACTCACAAAAGATTGACCGCCTCGAGGCTGATATTGCTCAGCGCGATGCTGCCATTGCTACTGCTCAGAAAGTTGCTCAGCGTTCAGCTGAGGCTGCTGAGGCTGCCGGATCATTCGCACCAGAAGTTGCACCAGCATCATCTGAGGCAGATGTTCTTCGCGCTATTGCTCGCGGTGAGGTTCGTTCGCACGAATTCATGCGCGAAACTCGCGCGCCACTAACACCGACCTCAAACACAGTTCCGACTTCGTTTTATGACCAGGTGTTTCAGGTTGCAACCCTAGTTGGCCCAATGCTTCAGACCTCTGAGGTATTCAACACCGCATCAGGCGAAAACCTAGTAATCCCAACCGTAACTGCAATCAGCACCTCTGGTTCAGTTGCAGCTGCAGGTACTGTTGCAGAGTCAAACCCGACTTTCTCAAGCATTACTCTTGGCGCTGTAAAGTATGGCGCGATCGTAAACTTGGCAAACGAGTTGGTTACTGATGCTGGATTCAACATCACCGGTTACATTGCTCAGCAACTAGGTACTTCACTAGGTGTACAGGCTAACACCGCACTAACCGATAAGTTGGTTGCTGCTGCTGGCTCAGTTGTTACTGGTGGCACAGCGGTTGGCGGTTCGTTCACATACGAAGACCTAATTTCGCTGGTCTACGGCATTGCCGACGGGGCGAGAGTTTTGCCCGGTCTCGGATTCCAAATGGCTAAGTCAGGTTTGGCTGCTGCTCGCAAGCTAAAGGATGGCGCAGGTAACTACATCTGGCTAGACAACGCTGTAAACGGTCAGCCAGCTCAGTTGCTTGGTTACCCTGTTTACGAAAACCCAGCAATCCCAGCGGTTGCTACTGGTGCTAAGTCGGTGCTTTTCGGGCACATGCCGAGTTTTAAAGCCAGGATCGCCGGTGGAATCTCGGTGGCATCGTCTACCGATTTCAACTTCAGTACGGATGTGACCAGCTATCGCGGTCTAATTCGTGTTGATGGTGGACTAACTCACGCATCACACATCGGATTCTTCAAGGGTGGCGCAAGCTAATCTCGAAGCTCTAAACTGAAACGGCTCGGCATCGCGTGGATTTGCCGGGCCGTTTCTTTTATCTTGCATTTTGTTGCTTTTCTGTGTAATACTTTTTAGGTCAAAGCCTCGCCGGATTCCCCCTATCTTTCCGGCGGGGTTTTGCTATTATCTAGGTATCTACGCGAGAGGCATCTAATGACTAAACTCACCGGCACGATTAGCTGGTTTTCTAATTCACCAACAGCGCCAACCGGGTACGGTGTGCAGTCGAATCAGGTTTTGAATCGCATGATCCGCGATGGCCTCGATGTTGCCGTTTTGAGCAACTATGGGCGCGAGGGTGTGAATGGCACTTGGGAATCTAAGTATGGTGTTGTGCCTGAGTATGCGCGTGGTGCTGAACCCTATTCGCAGGATGTTACACCGCTGAATCATAATCATCATGTTGCCAATGTAGAGAAAGAAAAGGGCAAGCAACCTAATGCGCTTTTCACTCTTTACGATGTTTGGATTATGCGTGGCGATAAGTATGCCGATCTAAACATTGCTAGTTGGGTGCCTATCGATCACAACCCGATACCGCCGCTGGTTTTGGAATGGTGCAAGCGCCCAAATGTTACACCGATCGCGATGAGCCGTTGGGGTCAAGAGCAGCTCAAGAATCGTGGCGTTGAAAGTTTGTACATTCCGCACGCTGTCGAGCCGGTGTTTCAGCCAACTTATGAGGTTGATGGTTTGGATGTGCGCGAGTACATGGGCATCGATGCAGACACTTTCTTGGTTGGCATGAATTTTGCTAATAAGGCCAGCGGCGCTATTCATCGTAAAGCGGTCGCTGAGGCGTTTCTAGCGTTTGCGTTGTTTGCGAAAGATAAGCCCAATGCGGTGCTGTATTTGCACACCGACA